CTGGCGTAATCCAGTTTTGTAGGTTGTCTTGAATATGTGTTTACAACTGTCATATTAATATTTAGGCATAAAAAAAGGAGGGTTTTTTAGGCCCTCCTTTTTAATCATTTGTTCAAAGAACAAACTGATATTACATCAAGTTAATAACTTGTACTTTTCTGTAGTATCTGTTTGAGTTAGCGGCTCCAGAACCATTGATAACTGCAGTTGAAGCAGATGCTCCAGCTTCAGCAAATGGATTTGCTTGGATACCGTATCTTGTTTTGAAACCAATTTTTGGTTGGAACGAATCTTGACCAACAGCTCTCACCATTTGTAGTGGAACGTATGGGCAATAGAATATTCCGGCATCATACTGTGATGTACCTTTATATCCTACAACGAAGAATTGTTTAGCTGCTTGGTTTGCAGAATACGGATCGATATAAACTTTATATCTACCATTTAGTACTCCAGCAAAAGTGTTACCTGTGTCATCTACATTAAGATTATTGTTTAATGCAGGTGTATAGTCTAACACGCCAGCCATTTGTAAAGCAGAAGCAACGTCTGATGAAGTTATCAGAATGTTACCTTTTCCTCTACGTGTTCTTTGTGCGATAAAGTTTGCTTCTCTTTCAACTTGGAACATAAGACCTTTGAATCTCTCAACAGACCATCTTCCGTTTGAGTCAGTATCTAAGTCAAATATACCAGCAGTTGTTGTAGAAACTTGAGCGCCGATTTCTGAATTGATGTAAATAGTTCTTACAACTTCTCTATTGATTTCCGCAAGGATTTCAGCAGATAGAATATTTGCAAGTTCTGTTTCAGCATCTAAACCATGGATTGCTTTTAAATCTTGTGCAAGTTCCATAGTGTATTCAGCTTTAAGTGCTCTTGATTTAGCAGTTACAGTCGATTTCTCGATTGAAAACGCCATTTCAGCAAAGCTATTTCCAGCAGCATCACCTAGTGCTTCAGCAGCAGCAGTTGACATTCCTGTACCAGTAGTATAAGTTCCTGGTGAAGCGTCATTTAATAACGCTGGGTTAGTTCCTGAATCAGCAGTAGTTGAAAAACCACCTACTGAAGAACCAGCTTTGTTTCTTCCAGAGTAGTCAGTGTCAGCAGCATCGAATAATGCTTCCGCAGTTGACGCCTGTGATGTATATTTTGCTCTCATAGCGAAGATCAGTCCTGTTGGACCAGTCATAGGCTGTACGCCTGCTATGTCGTATGCAATAAGATTTGGCATTGCTCTTCGTACTAAAGAAATTAGGATTGGATCCCAATTCTGAATACTTGTAGCATCAGTGCTGTTTAACGGTGCAGCTTCTGACATAAATGCTCTATCTTCTCTTAATGCTCTTTCTTGGTTTTCCAAGATAACAGCAGTAACCGCTCTTTTATAACTATCCGTAACTTTTGGGAGTTCTGGATGTTCAAGGACCGGTGCCCACTTTTTAACTAATTGTTCAGATAAGTACATATCTTTTTTATTCTCCCTTTATTTTTTAAGACCCAATTTAATGATGTCTTTTGTTTTTGTGATAGCGGCCGTGTAAGCAGTCATAGCGTTTGACAAATCTACGTGAGTAGTTTCGCCTTCGGCAACGTTATCTATTTCACTTTTAGATGAAATCTCTTTTGTTGAAAAGTAAGACTCTTTAATAGTCGATACTTTTTTCTTAAACTCATCAGCATTAGAATACTCAATTTCTTCAGCTAACTTGTTAAACTTTTCTTTATTAGTATCTGGCAAGTCTTTAGATACAGCATCTACTATATCTTGTCTTGTCAATTTACCAATTTCAGAATTTAATTTAACATTGTTCTCGATTTGCTCGTTCAATTTCTTGTTAAGCTCTTCGATTTTTGAAGCTTGATCTTCTAACACGTCATATTTTTCGTCTGGTACATTTATGTAATGATCTTCAAATAATTTTTTAAGACCAGTAATAAAGTCCTCAGCAATTTCGCCTTTAATGCCTCTTTCAACAGCGATCTCGTTTGATTTCATCCATTCTTCAACTACGTAATTTAAGTATGAATCAACTTTTTCAACAAGTTCTGTTTTAGTAGCATCAAGTTCTGATTTAAGTTTAGAAGCATATTCTGTTTCTACTTTTGCTTTTTCCTCTTTAAGTCTTGACTTAACAGCGGCTTCAAAAATAGTTTTAGCTCTTGCTTTAAATTCTTCAGTTAATTTTTCGTCTCCGATTAATGCTTTAACATCATCAGATAGATCCATTTCTTTTTCTTCTACTTTTAATGTTTCGCCAGGAGTTGCAACTTTAGTAACACCAGCTTCTGTATCTGATTTTTTACTAGCGTCAACATCCGCAGCTTTTGCGTTTATTGCATCTGAAACTTTTTTATTATTTTTTGTAGAATCTGGAAGCGTGTCCGATGGACTCGTAACAGCAGCGCCTAAATCTTCTGCATCATTTTTAAGATGAGTTGGTTCAGCCACTACAGCGTTTTTCTTTGGAGCATCAGTAATAGTAGAAGCTTCTGCTTCAACTATTGTTTGCTTTGTTTCTACGTTATTTTCTGTAGCCATTTAATAAATCTCCTTTATTTTTTAATTCGAATTAAAAATATCTCTTTTTATAATGATATTTATAATAATTATGTTTTCTATTATAGTTTACTTAAAAAATCCTTGAATACACTTGCTTTTTTCTCAGCTAATTCAATTTTTTTAGTTCTAATTAGTTCTTGTTTCCATGCGGCAACGTCTTGTTCCACAAGGAGTCCATTGTTCCAAACCCACTCTTTATTCTCCATAATGCCTTCTACGAAAGCGTCTGGAGCAGATGGATCTGCCACAATGTCAGCGGCCGTAGCTAAGTAAAAATCTTCTCCTACAAAACTTTGACCATTTCTTTGTACTAAGGAACCCATACCTCTTGATGAAACACCAAGTTTAGCACCCTCATCAATAAGACTTTTTACAATCTTACCGTATGGAGTATCCATAATTTTTGCTTCACCGATATAGTTTTTTCCTTCTGGATACAACTTTTTAATCATGTGAGATACTCTCTCTAAATTAACAGTTGGTCCTTCTGGATGACCTAGTTCGCCGAATGCTCTATTTTTATTGATAAATTCTTTATTATATCTAGTAACTTCTTTATTAAGTATGCTAGTTGGATACACTCTACCGTTACGGTTTTTAATATCTCCTTGTAAAAAGATACCTTTAATTGAATAGTTTTTCTTACCACCGTCAACTTCTTCTATAATGTATTGAGCGTCGTTTATTTCTTCTCTAATTAGTCTCATTTTTCCCTCTTAGTTACTTACTATTTATACAAATATTAACTTCTCGGTGATCCAACAGCATGTGCTTTTACACCACCACTTACAAGTACAACATAATCGCTTGGAGATTTTTCAATAGTTACTGAATCTCCAATACTATGTAAATAAAATTCTCCTAAAGTTCCACCATTTTCATCTGTAACACGCACTGTAGTTGTATCTGAAGTTGCTGTACAATATACAAAATGAGCTCTATCGACATTATACGTACTTGCATTACCTCCTGCTGTAGGTATTTCTGCAGCTGTAAATGTACTAGGCCATGTTGCTTCCCAAGGAAAATCTCCACCACCAGAGGAAGCAGCAAGTGTACCTAAATTTGTATTAGTATAATACCAATCTATTCCGTTCCAAAATACACGTTCATCTCCTGCATTATAATCCATTTTTAAATTGTAAGTGCCTGTAGGAATTAATGTTCTAAAAGGAGTTCCGCCAACACCACCTGAAGAAGGATCTCCTGGAGTATTATACCATCCGCCCATCAACACTGAAGAAGTAGCTTTGGTTTTTATATTAAAAATAGTTCCGTTTGGAAAAGTATTAAAATTAAGTTGATTAGTACCAGTACCTTGTAAAGGTGTAGAATCTTGTGTACTAAGAGTCCAAATATCCGCACTTGCATCTAAAGGTCCAAGAGAATTATTTGAGGCTATTGGATAAATTAATCTGTTAAAAGGTGTTCCACTTGTAGGAGTAAAAGTCCAAATAAGTTCGAGATTTCCTAAAGCTATTATAGAATTAATATAAGCATCAATAGATCCATTATCTTTTCTAAATGCAACGCCATTACCATAAGCATCATAATTAAAAGAACCAACATCTACTGCATAACTACTAGCGCCGCCGCCGTGAAAACTAGATAGAGTCGGAGATAATGACAAAGTTGTCAAATCACCTACAACACCTTTTGATATAAAAGTTGATGTGTTTGACATTTTGTATATTAACTTCTTGGAGAACCTACAGCACTAACTTTACCAGCAGATAATGTTATAGTGTCTGATGGTGCTTTTTCAACACAAACTGAATCACCAGCTAATGCTAAATAAATTTCTCCTAATGTATTAGTATCAACGTCTTTTACTATAACAGTTTGTGCAGTTGATGTTGCCACACAATAAACAAATTGTGCTGATCCTATATTATTAGCACTTGGATTAGTTACCAATGCGCCTTTAGCAATATATGTTGCCATTTTATTTTACTCCTAATTGTTCGTTTATTTCTTTTTCAAAATAACAATACAAATCATGTTGATTTACATTGTGTGATTTACAAACTTTTTCTACCGAATTTTCAAATCTTTTTATAATATCCTTTTGATTATTATCTATATTTTTAATGAGATCCTTAACAGCCTCTTTTAAAAGAGGTGATAATTCTTTGTAGGATTTTGAATCCAAAAGACTAGTTTCTCTTAATATATTACTGACTTTGTTTTTCATCAACAACAGGTTCCGTTCTAGGTGCAGGAGATAAAACTTCAGGTTTAGCATCACTATGTGGTTGTGCTTGAAACAACACACTAGCTAATTCTTTTCTTTTAGCTTCTAAAGCATCACCTACTTTATCTCTTAAAGCGTCTTTAAAAGCCTCACCAGCTTCAGCCGCTTGTCCTAATGACAATTTGTCAATAAAATTTTTAACTTGTTCACTCATAATTTCCTCACTTTCCACTATTTATATTAGTTTCGTTATTCAAAAGGTCTTTATCTGAACCTTCTTCTTTAATTTGAGTATCAATATCTTCCATATCTCTATCTGATTGTTTTAAAATATTCTTACGTATATAACTATTTGAAAAATATTTGCCTATATAACTTTCCATACTTTGTAATAAAGCTATTCTATCCTTCATCATTTCACTTTCTTTTAATTCAGCAAAATGACCATCTGTTAAAAAGTCATAATTTAAAGTACTAGCAATTGTTGACCAATCTTCATCAGCAATAATACCTTTTAGTATTAATTGAGTACGTAGTATATCACTAAACAATTCAGTAAATTTTTTTCTTAATCTACCTACAAATTTAGTAAATTTAACTTCATCTCTACTAATTTCAGCCGCTCTACCCATATTAAATCCAGAAGATGCTTCTAATCTACTAACTGGAACGTTAAGAGAACGATATAATTTCTTTTGGAAATATTCTATATCAGCAATTTCTCCTAAATTTTGGCCGCCTGGCAATGTAGTGATTTCTGTTCCTCTACCACCCTCTCTACGAGGTAACCAATAATCTTCTAACATGTTCATATAATTGCGATCATCTCTAATCTCACCAGTAGTTGCGTCATAAACAAGTTTATTTCTATATCTTGCCATAACATCTCTTAAATATTGTTCAGCTTTAAGTTTAGGAAGATTGCCTACATCTATATAAAATATTCTTCTTTCTGGAGCTCTGGCGATACGATAAATTACCATAGCATCTTCAATCATTCTTAATTGATTAACTGATTTAATTGCTTTATGTAAATATGATAATATTTGATTTCTATTTTGATCTATTAATCCCGAATTAGAATAAGCAATTGCATCAGCAGATATTCTAATACCAGAACTTGAAGTTCCACCTGAAACTCCTCTTTCATTATATATGTAATATTCTTCAAATTCAGTAGTTATATCTAAGTTTGCTCCTCTTGCTCTTTTAACTTCTCTTACTTTTTTAATTTTTCTAGGATCAATATATTTTAATTCTACAATACCATTTCTAGGATTTTCTCTATCAATAACTTTTTGATAATACATACGACCATCTACATACCATCTTCTAAATATATCGTGTCCTTTTGTATTAAAATCTAATAAAAGTAATACGTTTTTAAATTCTTCTTCTATTTTTCTTCTTACTTCAGATCCAAATGCTAAGTTAGTTAAATCTACGTGTACAGAATCTTTAGTTTCATTTACTACAATAGCTTCACTAACGATATCATCTACAGCTGAATCACATTCTGGATGTAATGAAATTTCTCTATAACGTCTTACTAAGTCTGCTTCGTTTTTAGCCGTACCCTCTAAATCTAAAAATTGTCCAAAAGCACCACCGACAGCAGAGACGGTAGTTGCACCATCATCAGCAGTAGGTATACTAAAACTTTGTTTAGGGTCTTGTTCTCGTTTTTTTCTTGTGATTGAAAATCCAAATAGATCGGCCATAATTTATATCCTTTTTACATCAACTGTATTTTTGAAAACTGTGTGATGTGTTTGTTTCATAATATTATTTATAAGTCTAAAAAGAGCCGCTTTTAGGCGGCTCTTCTTAATATTAACTACTATGTAGTAGTATTTGTTTCAAAGAATTGGTACGAAAATGTAACAACAAATTGTTCGATAGCTGTTTGTTCGTCATACGTCAAATCAATAGCACCTATGTCTTTTGGAAAAGCACCTCTAAGTGTGTATGATTTAATAGTATTTCCGTTACGATCTAAATGATCTATAAACGCATCTACTTGATAATCAGCAGGATTTGTTAATCCTTCGTTATCTGTCATATTGTTGATACCATTTTGCCATCTTTCAAAAGCATTTCTTAATTTGAAGTTTGAATCGTTATAAACTGTAACAGTCCAATCTGCAAATGTTCTATCTCCTGCGATTTTGATTGATCGACCTCTAAACTTAACGTCAACCTCACCAAGTGTCATTGCAGGTATAGTAGTTGCTCTACATAAGAAAGCAAGATCTTCTATTTCTCCACCAATCTGAGCATAACCTGGAAAAGGCATTACTACCTTAAACTGATTAGCACGAGCACCGCCACCCGATAGTTTAGCTTTGAAGTCATTAATGTTAGCCATTGTTTTTTTCTCCTATTCTAAATTAACCACCAGCCACTTCCGAGAAGGAAACGCCAGTTCGGGTTGCTATAAAAGATAAAGTAATAAAGTTGATACTTCTAGCAGGTTTAACATATATTTCTGCTACAAATTCATTTTTATCAATTATCTCGCCTGTATTATTTGTGTCATCACATATTACTTTAAAATCAGTAATACCTCGTCTGCCTTGTACTTCTCGTAAGAATGGTTCAACGATATTTCTAAAGTTAGCTCTAGTAAACTCGTCATTAAATTCAAACAATTGATACTTAGAAGCAGTAGAGATTGCTTTTTCTAAAACAATAAACAATCTTCTAACGTTTATTCTATCAAATGCAGATGGAGAACTTAATCCAGTTTTATCACCAAAAAGAACAGTACCTTGTCCAGGAAAAGTAACTACTGCGTTAACTCTATTTCTGTATAGGTCGTCTCTTTGTGTTTTGTTTGGATTAAATGCAAGCTTAACTGCACCTCTAATAGTTCCTCTATTATAACCAGCTGGTGAATACCAAGCATCAGCAACTAAATCTGTTCTAGCCGCTAATCCTGCGATATCTCCATTTAGTGGAACGTATCTGTAAACGTCATTATATCTATCATATTGATACTTGTAACCGCTATCAAACACAACATAAGAAGATGATCTAATCGAACTAAATGTAGTTAGAACATTACTTAATTGAGTATTTGAGTTTGCAACGTTTACAACATCACTATTTTTAGGTGATACGAAAGCAACACAATCTTTTCTATTTTCAGCAATTGTAATAATGTTATCAATGTGTGCTGTTGTACTGCCTGCTGGTCCTGCAATAATAAGACCAACATCAACTGTTTCTGCATCTAAAAACTTCTCATAAGCAGTTTTCTTTTGTGCAGTTGTAGCAGTCGTAGTGTTAGTCGTACTATCAAAACCATTTGTCAAAGTTGTAGTTATTGGTGCAGTAACAGAAGTAAATGTTGTACTTGCTGCCGTATTGCCCCAATTTACTCCTCCAGTATTATGATCCATCCAATATATGTAACTTGATCTTGCAAATATTACAGTTGGATAATAGTTTGAATCACCTTGAGGAGATTTAGCGTCCGATGCTTTAGAAAGTTTAGAATAAGTTTCTAATACTGTTCCTGCAACACCTGATATTCCGCCAGTAGCGTCAACAACCACTACATGTAATTCATCGCCTGAACCATTTACTGCACTTGCGTGAGTAGAAGTTCCTGGAGCATTAGATACTTGATCATAATACGCCCAACGTCTTTTTACTGTAGCTAAATCAACAACTACGTTTTGAATTCCACCTGATAAAGTTGGATATCTAACAATTGTTAATGCGTTTGTTGCTTTTGCTGTTATTTTGTATAAGTAACCGTCATTAAAATCAGAACCAGATGCTGTTGTTGAGAATTGAATAATATCTCCAACATTGTAGTTTGTTCCTGATGTAACGTTTACTGTTGTGTCTCCTACTGCTAAAGCACCATTTACTGTTGACGGTGAACTTTCAAATGCAGTTGAAGAAGGACAAATAGAAACAGATAAACTGTTACCCCATTTTCCTGCTGTTCTAGCAGCCCACTCTCCCACTGAACCTTGTCCAGTAGAATAGTTGTTATTATAATCTGTAGTGTTTTTTATTGCAAACGAACTTGTTCCGGAAACAGATGCGTTTGATGTTCCAGTTTGTGTGGCACGTACAACTCTTAATGCGTTAGAGTATTGTAAAAAGTTTGCAGCACTGAACCAATCTTCATAGTTTAAAGAATCGGGTTTGCCAAAAGTTTCTACTAGCTCTTGTTCGCTAGAAATCGTTACGATTTCATCTAAAGGACCTTTTCTAAATTCACCTGCAAATGCACCTGTTGAAGTTGCTACTGCTGGTATAATTCTTGTTAAGTCTTTTTCTTGTACGAGAACACCTGGTGATACTTGAAATGCCATTCGGTTTTTCTCCTTATTTAATTAGCTAATTTTAACATATATAATTCAAAACTCGTATTATTCATACGCCCATAGTCAAAAGTTATCATTCGTACATCTATTTATAAAAGACGTATTTTTGACGCTTTATTGAAAATCCTCACCTTTTCTTATATGAACTGGATGCCATACTTCTCCATATTCATCTTTAAAAGGTTGAGATTCTGGTGTATTAATACCATCATCAATAAATCCAAATGGTGCCATATCTTGTTCTATGATATTAGATTGCTCTTCATACAACTTAGAACGAACATCCGAATTACTTAATTCTTTAAAATATGTCTGATTTGACAACCAACCAAATATAATAAGACATGTCATTAAATCGTCATTACATCCTTCTTCTGCTTTCCATGAATTATTTTGACGTGAAAAGGTAGACATTTCTTCTATAATATTAAAATCATTAATAATAATCTTATCTGATTCAACAATTGTTTTTAAATTAGAACATCCAACTTTCTTAATTTGTTTAGTCATACGAATACCTAATTGACTTCCTCTTCCACTAAAACCAGAACCCAATACTTGACCAGCTCTACCTCTTTGAGTTGTCATTAACAAATTATCATATTCTAAATCATACTGTAATGCGTCTGATATTTGACCACCTAAATCATTAACCTCAACCAAAATGTGGGCGTTGTTATAACCCTTACATGCTTGTTGTACAACGTTTGGAAACACCATAGGTTTAATTTCATTATTACGATACTTTGCCACAACTCTATATGGCATCTGTGTAACATCAAATATTATAAATGCAGAAAAATCTTTTCCCATACCTCTGGCTACATCAACAGTACATACATACATTTTATTTTTATCAGGTTTTTCAAATACATCTAACCCACCTTGTGATTGTAAAGGTGGTGCATAAGGTATAACTTTTATTTTAGTAGATGATATAAGAGTATCAATAGAACCTAAAAATTCACACTCAAACTCTTGATTAAATTGTTCTTGACTTGTATTTCTTATTGTATTCTCTTTCCATTTCTGATCTCTACCAGGAACTTCTGACCAATGCACTTCTATAGGAACATAATCGTTTTGTTTATTAACAGCATCAGTCCATAACTTATAGTACATGTTCATTCCATGTGGAGTGGAAACAATAATCATTTTAGTATTTTTACCAGATGATATTGTAGGAAACACTGAACTAAAAAATTGTTCGGCAATAGTTGCTGGTACGAAAGCAAACTCGTCTAAGAATATAATGTTATAAGAACCTCCTCGAACAGCACTTGAAGATGTGGCAGCAGCAACAATCTTACTACCATTCTCTAATTCAATACTACCTTTATTCCAGTTTAATACACCTTGTTGTAAAAA